GGCCAAATTGACCAGCCCGTCGCCTGTCAGTGTGGATGTGGCTCCCGATGCTACGGTTGCTGGGTTGTCAGTCGCATTCGGGTTCACCAGGATGCCTGCTGGCTGTCCAACAGAGGTGCCGTTCAGAATCATGTTCTCGTACAGTAGATCAATTGTCTCCGAGAACTTGCCTGTACACCAATTGACAATCGGAAACGCTGAGTCCTCCACCATGTCATTTGATACGGGGAGCGACAGCATCGCCGTGTAGATGGGAATGCGGTCCAGCCCATAGACGGGTTCCGTCACCCTGTGAACTGTGGCACTCGCCGGGATCTCGCCCGTCCAGGTCACGCGTATCCCAGTCGTGTACTTGTCGTCGGTGGTGTACTTGACTTTCGGTATCGCCAAGGCATCCCGTGACGTCTGTAGCCTGCTGACGCGGCCCGACACCGTGCTCAGCGCTGGCTCTTTTGCGATCAGGCGGCTGAGGATGTCTTCCGGGACCAGATAGCCGCCGGCAGGGTCGGAACCCTCCTGCAACACCTTCATGGCTTCCGCCTTGACGCCAACGTGACCGTGCCGCAGGTACTCCCGAAACGCGGCCTTGTATCCCGGCGCGCTGATAACCTTCAGCGTGCGCTCGTCCATCAGCCCCTCGCCGTCGTCGTTCACCAACCGCTCGCCGTCCTTGTCCTCGATGGTGGCCTGCCCGGCTGGTTGCATACCGACTAGCTTGGCGTCCGGCTCCGGCCCGCCGCCCGCCAGGGACAGCATGCCCGCGGATTTCCCAGCCCAATCGGTGAGCCCCTTCAGTTTCTGGGCGCTCTCGATTTGGCCCCGCAACGCATTGCCGGACTCTAGTAATGAGTCAACCTTAGCCCTTTCCTCATCGCTTGGTTTTTCATTGCTTATCAATGCCTCGGTTTCGGTTATAATGGCCTTGAGTTGTTCCTGCAACTCCTTGAGTTCCATTTCTATCTCCTAATCAGTTGTATCGCCCCTAGTTCCAGTGGGGCCATGTCATCGTGCGCAGTTTTAGTATTTCCAATCGTTGTCGCTGCACCGAAGCGGCTTTCGCCGTCTGTGGCTCGGTGCCCTCAAGGAAGTCCTGCATCTCTTTGACAGATGCCACTAGTGCTTCTAGTGATTGTCGGAAACGCTTGCGTGTGGCATCGCTGAGTACACGCCCCTCCTTGATGCGTCGCTGATGGAGGTCTTTCGTGCGCTCCATCAGGGAGAGAGACAATGATCGGACAGCCTCGGCATGGGTCGCCAACGGCAACGTCGCCAAACCCATGCCGAGGTCATTGTTATCATCTATTATGTCTAGTAGGTGCTGGGCGAAGTCGGGGGCTGCCTTCTCCTCGGCCACATGAATTCCCAGCTCCTTGGCAGCCCGCTTTATCACCACAAGGGCCTTGTCTTTAGCCTCATCTGGTAATGTGGATTGGGATACACGCGCGAGAGCATTCCTCACATGCGCCTCATCCAATTCACCATCCTGGTTGCGATACGGGAAATGCCTAAGCGTCCGTGGCTTGGTCTTCCCATCCTCGTCCTTCTCGCCCCCAGACTCGATGTAAGCAAAGGCATTATCTGGTAAATCATTTATGAAGGCGGCCGTCCACACTGCCTTCAAGCCCGCCATATCGTAATGCTTCTCAGCGGTCTTGAAATCCACTTCTGCCAGAAGATTGGCTGGGGTAGGGGTTAGTGAAAGCTCCACCCAGGGCCACCGCTTTATCTCGCCCGATTTGTTGTCCATATCAACCAAGTGTCCCAACGAACCACTTGACAAATACAGCTTGCCCTTTTTGATTAAGTCCTTGATGCTATCAAAATACTCGCTTGAGGCATCTAACTGGGCTTGTACCCACACCCCCAATTTGGATTTAACCTCATGACCGACGACCTTGCCCACGGCAGCAATACCCGCACTTTTGTCAAGCCCATGGTGGTACAGCAATGGGCGTTCCGAGAACCAATCAAATGCAAAATCCGTTTTGCCGCTAAAAAACTCGCCCATCAAATCGCGACCATTGAAGGGGCCGCCAAAGGGCATGCCCATGCCTTCAATTACAGTATCATCTCCATTCTTGAACACAGCTCGTCGTGCCTCTGGCACATGCACATATAGAGCCGCTTGCTGCTCCTTGGCCTCTTTCTCCGTAGCGTGGCAGCCATGGGGTTCGCCCTTGGGCTCCCCATCTGCCCCCTCGGTATATACACAAAACTCGCTGTCTTTCTTGCGAATTATAAATGGCATAACTACCTCCGAAATACCCGCATTATGGCTTGCGTCATTACCTTCTGTACTATCCCAGACCCCATGACCTTCCGGATTGCCCACTCGTCCGTCTTCCAGTTAATCTTCTTCATCCATCTGGCTTGCTTGGCAGCCGCATGAACAAATGGAGCATAGGTCGCAATGTTACTGAGTACCGCACCAATGGCCCCTCTTCCCGCAACACCCCAACGTCGCCCTAGTGTCTGGGAGCTGCGTGTGCCATGCACGCCGGATTTAGTGTGCCACTTGGGGCCATATCCTCGCTCGTACCAGCGATCCTCGGTGGGGCTGTTGGCTTGCGTCGATGGCGGATAAGGGGCTATTTCGCTTTTAACTTGCTCGGCTATGGCACGGGTAGCTGCCCTCATCGCCGGTTTGTAGTTGCGGCCCAACATTGTCTGGACTTGCTTCAATCCCTTAAGCGTGATAGCCGTCGCCACTCTATTTAACCTTCAACGTAACCGAACATCGGCAGTTCACATGTGCCGGGGGGCCATCTGGATATTGGCTTTTCCATTTGTCCTCGCTCTTGCCATGCAAAGGCCCACAGATAGGACAGACTAATTCGTCGCTGTTAGTTTGCCACACACGCTCCACCTCAATGCCTTGCTCCAACAAGCGCTCCTGATATTGTAAGGCCGCTTGGCTGTAGGCCCGACCGGTCTCGGTCACCGCTATCATGGCCGCCCGCCGCTCCCCGAAGGCCGGCTCTAACATGTTTCGCAGTTCACCTATGGGCATGCCAGGTGTGGTAACATAATCACTAGCGACCTTGCGTATCACGTTCTGTGTGGTATCGGTTAAATCCTTCACCAGGTTATAACCGTAGGTCTTAGCCCATTCGCTTGCCGCGCGGTTCACCACGGCCTCATCGAATTGCACACCCACACCAACACCGAGACGCATCCCCTCCTCGGTTGCCATCTGCATTAACCGCGGTTCCATGGCCCTTCTGAAAGCCTCAGCCAATTCCTCGTCGCTTACTATTTGCCCCCTTACTATCCTGCGGGCCACGTCGGGAGAAGTTTTCTTGAACATCGCTACTAGGGCATCCTTGGTTCGCCGCTCATCCGAATCGCGAGGCACGGCTTTTATAGTTGACAATGCCCTTATCGCCTTGCCTGATAACTCGGCCTCAATCTCAATCATAGTGCCTGGTAGTTGGTATACATTGCCGTTCTCAACAGCCTCTAGTCCCAACGCAACTCTGTACTCATTTCTGGTCGCAGCCCCGGATTTCCAAGCCTCCATTATGGGCTCCAATGCCTCGGTGCGCTGCCCTGCCAATGCCAACACATTGGCCAAGTCAAATGCGACCATTAAGTGTTCCCCGAATTCCGAGGCCAGGTCATTGGTGTACTGCTCTTGGTAACGCCGCCAGTAGTCACTCAACGTGGTCTCGGCAAACAACCGTCGGGCCTCTTTGAAATTGGCATAGGTGCTATGCTCTAAGCCAACGCGAAGCCCGACTAGAATCGGCGGCACCCCGTAGGCCGCCGCTATGCGACTTTCGGACACCTCCCGTAATTCGGGAAATTCAAGCTCGCGCAAGTTGAAGCCGATGGTTTGTATGTCAGCATCATCATCTAGCAATGCTGGCGTCCCCCGACGGTCACCCCCGAACTCATACCTGAACTTCGCCTTGATTAGTTCCGCCTGTTTCTCATCCCGAATCGCGGTCTTCATTTTCAGCGCGATGGTGGGGGCTGCGTAGTTGGCCAACAATGCCCCCACAAATTTGGTCGCTTCGTTGTCGCTGGATATTTGGCGTGCTAGCACCTGCGTCGGCCCCAACCCCTCCACAACGCCACCCGAGTTGCCAGCAGGGTCTGGCAAATTGAATGCCAACACATCGCGCCTTAACAAGGCGATTGATGTCGCCTGGCCAGGCGTTCGATATGCCCATCCCTGAAGCAGGCGTTCCCCCGGCTTATCGCTGGTGCTATATATCGGACCCACCCTGTCGGGTCTCAATGGCCACAATGCTATAATATTCCCGGCATTGTCCCGTTCCTTCCACCACGTTGAGCGACCTATTATCGCCAACTGTAACGTGGTCAGTTCCCAGAACTCATACTCTGTCATCAGCTCGTTTGGGCGCTTGATTAGTAGTGTTAACGGATGTTGTCTATCCAATGGGGTGGGCTCATCGGGATTGCTCCCATCATAGGCTTTTAGTGCCGCCTCGGGAATGGCATGTGACAACAACCGCAGACAGGCATAAACAACCTCATTCCCCCCATATGCCTCCTGCGCCAAATCCCTGAACTTCGCATCTATCAACCATAAAACATTAGCTAGCCAATCTGCTATAAGCGATAGCCCCCGCGCCTTCTTGTCACCAACATTCATCAACCGGGCCCGCAACCATCCCAGCATTATCTATGTCCTTCGGGAAGTTTTATCCAACTGAATGGCCCATCGCCGTGTGCCGCCCCCAGCACTACATACCGTAGTGCATCCAATCGGTGGAACTGTTCCTTGTCCCGTATCTTCTCGGTGGGCAAGCCCGCCTCATCTACTACCCTGCTATACGTTCCCAATTCGTCTAGCAACCCCTTGCAGGAGTCAAACACAAACAATCGGTTAGTCTTGAAAAGGGAAATAACCCTGTCCAGGCCCGCTTCTACATCATCTACCCGAGGCCCCCTAATGGGCACACCGGCAGCACGCCAGTCCATCCGTTGCTGCTCCTCGCTCTTGCTACCACCATGCCACGTTAGTATATTTTCCCCTTGGGCTACCGATAACGCGGAATTAACGTGCTCCCTCGTTGTCTTCCCGCCCTCTAAACTCTCGCGATAGGCATAATAGATATTCATCTTGGGGTCATGCGCCAGCCATATCGTGGCAGTGTTCACAGCCCCAAAGTCCACACCCACATGTCGGGGCCATTCGGGAGGCAACGCAAATGCTCGCGCTTTGTGACCATCATCCTCACGGAAGGCATCGAGGAAGTCACTATAAATCAAACCCGCAGGGCGGTCATACTCCCCCTTGTAAAACATATTGAATTTCCAGGCAGGGAGTGTAGCCCTTGCCCGCTCGTACTCGCGTGTTGGGAATGCGGGATTGACTATGCTCTCGAACTGGATTACATCATAGTCAGGATCGCCCTCTTTCCAACGGTCATATACCTGTTGTTTCAGCCAGCCTAAGTTATAGAGCGTGGTGGCACCCAACGCCCGCCCCTCATGCAATGACAATCGTCTCTGAACCGCCTCCCACGAATCCAAACGGAACTGATCCTGCCCCGCCTCATCTAACCACGCGGCCTTGGCGGTGGCTGACTCTAGTGATTCCGGATGGGTCGCCGAACCAAAGATCACACGGGTCTGACCATTATGAAACTCAAAAACCTTATCGGAGGCCCACCAGTTACCCAGCCTTAAGGTATCCCTGAATAAGGATAGAAACTCAGGTAACATCTTGAGCTTTAGCAGTGGGAATGAACTGGTCACACCTAGATAATCACCAGGGCCCCTGTTCTGTATCTCCCTGTAAAGCCAATGCGGGCCAAAACTTGTCTTACCCCCCTGCGTACCCGCCAACATAAAAACCTCTCTGTGTACCCCCGCGCCTTGCCCAGGGTCCTAAGCGTAAATGCCACCGCCCACGAATCGCCCCTCCAAACGGCCGCGCGGAGTTTCTGCTCGGCAAGGTCAACCGTCTCACCCCGGCTGTCGTCAATCGCCCGCTGAATGACCTGCGCCTTTTTAGCCCGACGATAAATCGTTTTGGCTTCGCACCCCAACTTGCGCGCAGCCAGATACACCATCCCATTCACCGCTTTGAGTGCTTCGATGATTTGGACAGTGCTGTACTTCTCGTTGCCGTGCGGCTTATCCCGTTCCGCTGCCAATTCTGTCATGTGCGTCCCATTTTGCTTGGCCGCCGACTTAAAGAAAAAGCCGACGCTACCACTAGGTGGTTAACGTCGACCATAACCCGGTTCCGTTGCCGAAATGATCTAGCCGATCATAGGCCCTATTCTGCTAAATTGAGCTAAGGGATTGCAATAACTTATTCAATCACAGGCCCAATCCACATTGTAATGATACCATACTTTTGAGGGTTTGTCAATACCCAGTTTCGTGCAACCATTCAAGTTGGTACACACTAACCACCTCCCCGGTGCGCCCGAAAGGAGTTGAACCTCTACCCTTCCGCTTATAAGGCGGATGCTCCCCCATTGAGCTACGAGCGCCCTTCCGCCAGAGTACCTTTAGTGCAGGGGCCAGGACTCGAACCTGGATGGGGGCAGGTATCCGATATTGCCTCGCGCCTGTGCATCGCTTGCGTCGGACGCCAACCTGCACTCGTGTTGCCCCGCCCCTATCGCGTCACGGACTCCTATCCGCCACCCCCGCTTAGTCTTCAATAACCATGTCTGGCCGTTTCCTCTGACCCAGTATCGTCCCTGTCACCCTCCTTGGTGGAACGGGCAGTGGGGTATACTTCTTGCAAGTTTGCTTTCGAGTTGGCAGCCATACACAAAACCCACACTCAGGGTCAGTCCCGGCGTGAAGGGAGGATTTGCACCCTGGATATTGCCTTTCCAACAAGAACTAGAGCGACCCATTGCATTACAGTCGGGGGAGCAGTAGTCGTCGCTCCCCAGCCGCCTCGGAAGTTTCCGATATTAGCGAGTTGCGCACGGCGACTTTTTCTGTCTGGCCAATGGCGATAGGTTGTAGGCAACAAGTGCTCTCTTTGCGTCTACCTATTCCGCCACCCGATACAGTGGACGTGAGGGGAATCGAACCCCTGTGTGTGGGTCTGCGCTTCGGCTTCATACCACATCGAACCTTCCACGCCCTCAACTATTACTAATAGTATACCCCCAAGACACGCGAATGTCAAGAGGTGCCTGCCATCGTTTGCAATGCGGACATTTGATCACTTCTGCGTAATCAGAGAGGGGCTCGGGGCGGGCATAATAACCAAACTTGGCCCGCTCATCCTCATAACCACAGAAGCCGCACCGCATTAATAGAGATTTGTCAACCATCAATCAATTCCCTCCCATGTTAGCGGAGTCCCCCTTGTCAATCGCAACTTTGCCGTCCTGCCAAGAACCAATTTAATTGCATCTGGTGGCAAACCATTCCCTGGCCGAATTGATTTTATGTTATGAGTCGCCAGTAGTTCCCCCGCCTCTATATCCTCCACCGCAAACAAGGAGGGTCGGTATACTGTATTCACTTCCTCGCTACCAGTAGTACCATACCATTCATGCCCCAGGGCCTTCTCTGCGATTCGGACATTTGCCACCATTCTGCCAAATTCGGCAGGCTCTAAAGAAAAGGCTGCGTCTGGACCACCGGCACTGCGGGACATTGTAAAATGTTTCTCAATAACCATGGCCCCCATCGCCACGGCTAGTGCGGGCACTATATCACTCAACGTGTGATCAGATAAACCAACAGACCTCACATGCCCGAAACGCATGCGCCTGATCATACGCAAATTCAAGTCTTCAAGGGGTGAGGGATAGGCACTTGTACATTTGAGCAAGCATATGCTCTCACATTCCCCCTGACGTGCGGCATCAACTGCCTTAGCTACCTCCATGAAAGTCGCCATGCCTGTGCTAATTATCAATGGTTTCCCTTTAGATGCCGCATAGCGAATCAAGGGCAGGTCCACTATCTCGAAACTAGCTATTTTGAAAGCAGCAACTCCCATGTCATCAAGAAAGTCCACCGCCGTCTCATCGAATGGCGAACTGAAAAACTCCATTCCTAAATCATTCACCAGCTTCTTCAGGTCGGGTTGCCATTCCCACGGCATAGATGCCTCATCATAAAGTTCCCACAACGTGCGCCCAGCCCAGGGTCCGTCATTAATTCGAAACCAAGGTTGTTGTGAGTCTATTGTGATTGTATCAGGCGTAAATGTTTGTACTTTGATGGCATCGGCTCCGGACCTTGCGGCGGCCCGCACTAAGTGAGTGGCTTCATGATAAGACTTTCGATGATTTGCCGACAGCTCAGCCACCACGAAGACGGGCCGGCCGAGCCCAATTTTATGCTTGCCGATTCTCATCATTATTGCTTCCTCCACACCCAAATCCTGCCCTGGCCCCGTATCCCTAGTGACGGCAATTGGAGCGCCAACCGATTCACTGCTGCGTTGTAATCCGGCTCATTGCCATCCTGTGCTGCCATCCAAGCGTTCACTACCCGTGACAGAAAATAGTAGGTGCCGGAATAATCATCAATCGCATCAAGCCTTACCCCTAATGTGCCAAGAGTCTTTAGTTCATTGTCTCGTAAATACCGATTGTGAGATGGCGGCATTATCGCCGGCAACCCAACAAAATGCCTTAGGCCATTGACATAATCTAATCCCTCCTGCGAGTTTTCACACATTACATAACACCCCCCAGGGTTGAGGGCGTTAATGATATTCACAAAGGCGCGGCGCTGGGCAACCCAATTTGGCAGATTTATCAAGCACCGTTCCGTGTAGACCAAATCGTATTCAGTGCCCAATACCTTCATGTCAAACATGTCACCTATGACAAATTCAACACTGCCCTTCATTGGCATGGTTTGATCATATACGGCATTCCAAGCTGTCGCAATCATAGCCCCTGAC